GGCAGATATCTTTATTCGTCTAGTCGATCTTTATTCATTTCTCCTAAAGCGTGGGGAAGTTGATCGACCCTTATCTGAGGCAATTTTAGAAAAGATAGACATAAATAGTAATCGACCAAAGATGCATGGGGTATTGGCGTGACCAATATCGAAGAAGTCCTTGCTAACCTAAATCCAAAACTGAGGAAGAAGATTTCCTTGGGTTCTGAAATGGATAGCGTAGAGTATGCGTCAACCCCAAGTTTTGGTTTGAACCGCGCACTCAATGGAGGGTTTCCCTATGGCCGTCAAGTGTTGGTATGGGGAAATAAGTCATCTGGAAAGTCATCGTTTTGCTTGCAACTAATTGCTCAAGCACAGAAAGAAGGTAAGGTGTGTGCGTGGATAGATGCAGAAATGACATTCTCTCCAGAGTGGGCTACCGCATTAGGAGTAGACGTAGAGAATCTAATCGTCTCTACTGCACGAACAATGAACGACATGGTAGATGTAGGTACTGACCTCATGAGATCAGGTGCTGACGTTATTATTGTTGATAGTATATCTGCCCTTCTTCCTGCAATCTATTTTGAAAAGGATTCAACAGATCTCAAGCAACTAGAAAATACCAAACAGATTGGTGCAGAGGCAAGAGATATGACAAACGCTGTCAAGATGCTCAACTATGCAAACAATCAGGTAAAGCCTACATTGCTTATCCTTATTTCGCAGGCAAGAAACATTATTGGAGCCATGTACACTTCACAGGGACCAACAGGTGGTATGGCCACCAAGTTTTACTCTTCTACAATTGTAAAACTGTTCTCTTCAGAATCAGATAATCAAGCCATTAAGGGAAAGATCTATATTGGAGATAAGATTATTGAGGAAAAGGTAGGACGCAAGGTACGTTGGGATGTTCAATTCTCCAAAACCAGTCCAGCCTTTCAGAGTGGAGAGTATGACTTTTACTTTAGAGGAACTGATGTTGGAGTAGATGCCATCGCTGATCTGGTTGACACGGCAGAGATGTTGGGGTTCATTGAAAGAGCAGGAGCGTGGTACACCGTTGAGGGAGAACGCTATCAAGGAAGAGATAAGTTAGTCTTAGGAGTCAAGGAAAACCTTGACATTCAGGAATCTCTTATCAGCAAGGTAAAAAATGTCTAAGTATAGTGTTTATACAGGGAAGTTTACATGTCAAAAGTGTAGTTCAAATGTATCAAAGGCCAGATTCTGGAGAGATACATATGACTTTACTTGGATGTGTGATTGTAAGTTTGTCTCAAAGGTGCGTTTATATCAAAAGAAAGGGTATTGATGGCTACCAATAAGACAGAGGCTTCTGAGTTAAAGCGTATGGGAGCAAAGGTTCACAAAAACTCTGGTCGTGGTCAGACCAAGGGGGACGGAAGTCTTGATGAGTTTGTTGTTGATGTTAAGGAATATAATAAATCATTTACAATTTCAATAGACAACTGGGCCAAGATCTGCACAGACACAATGAAGGTAGATAGGTCAAAGTCTCCAATGCTTCAACTTGTTCTTACTGATGGGACTAGAAAAATTCGTCTTTCAGTAGTAGAATGGTCTATTCAAGAAGATTTGATAGAAAGGGCAAAGGCTAATGACAACAACCCTGCAACAGGTTGACGGTCTGTATGAAATTGCAGACTACATGCAAGACGAAGAGTTGACGGCAGCACTTGAGTTTATCGCTAAGATTATTCTCAAGCCAGATATTCCCATTCAAGTTGCTATGGTAGAATTAGTACGTTTACAAGCAATAGCAGCAAAAATGGCATTCAGGGCTACATGGCTTACGAATGTTGACAAGAGCAGTAGAGAGAAAAAGAATCTCTACTATACGGCAGCAGCAGAAATAGATAAGGTCTGCGCTACACTTAAATATCTAACAAAGGGATAATATGGCAACGAATTTTTTGAAGCAGGCACTTAATAAACAGCCAGAAGGTGCAATTGACACTAAGGCGTTTATTGCAAAGATTGAATCTGGATACATCGCTGGACGAGGAGTTCCAGAATTTAAAAAGAAGAAGACGTTCAGCCCATCAACGCTAGTCTATGGTAACGGTGCTTGTCCACGATACTGGTGGTTAGCATTTACAGGAACAGAGTTTGTGGACAATGCAGACCCCTACGCAGTGGCAAATATGGGTAGTGGAACTCTAAGTCATGAAAGAATTCAGAAGGCCATTGAAGATGCTGGAATCATGGTGGAAAAGGAAAAGCGCATTGTTGCTCAAGATCCACCCATCTTTGGGTTTGCTGATGCTATCGTTCAGTGGGGAGAGGAACAGCCTGTTGTAGAAATTAAGACAATGAGGGAAGAGTCTTTTGCGTATCGCAAGCACGCTAAGCCACCAAACTATCACCTAATGCAATTGGGAATCTACATGAAGGTTCTTGGTAAGAAGTTAGGAGTCCTTCTTTATGAAAATAAGAACTCACATGAACTACATGCAATCACTGTAGAGCCAACACCAGAACTCGTTGCTTGGGGAGAGTATGCCTTTCAATGGATGAAGGAAGTGAGATCTCAGTGGGAAAATGGGGACATTCCTCAAAAGCCTTATCGATCAAACTCAAAGGTATGCAAGAATTGCCCAATCGCGGTAGCGTGTTCCCAAGCAGATAAGGGAACAATAAAGATTACACCTTTGGAGTATCTTGCATGAAGGTTTGTAACTGGTGTTCAAATGAGTTTAAGCCAAACGTCAGTTACCAGATTTATTGCTCTGTTGAATGTAGAGAACTTTCAACAAAGGAAAAAGTTAATGAACGCTACCAACAGCGTAGGCGCAAGAAGTTGGCTCATAAAAAGAGGCGGTGTATAAACGACTGTGGAACTCTACTGTCTGTTTATAACGATAACGGATACTGCAATTCTTGTGCAATCAATGGAAAACAAGTAGACAAGGTTCTTAAAGAACTAAGGGGACTAATAGAATATGAGAGATACGATGGATGAAAAAAATTCGTTTTGTGCCATTGATGCTAGCACCAACTCTCTAGCCTTTGCGTATTTTAATAATGGTCAACTAGAAAAGTATGGAAAGATAAAGTATTTTGGTGCTGATATTTATGAAAAGATTATAGATACAGCATATAAGACAAAACTGTTCTTTAATCAATTAGATAATGTTGACACTATAATTATTGAGCAACCTATCTATCTTAATTCACCAAAGACCGCAGCAAATCTTTCTATGAGCCACGGTGCTCTTGTGGCAGCAGCAGCCCTTACAGGGGTCAATAGGATCAAGAGTGTTAGTCCTATGCAATGGCAGAACTGGATTGGTAACAAAAGGCTTACAGCAGGAGAAAAGGAAGATATTCGTTTATCTTATCCAGACAAAACCAACTCTTGGTATAAGTCACAAGAAAGGCTTTTCAGAAAGCAAAGAACCATTAAGTTTGTGAATGATGAATTTAACTTACATGTTGATGATGATGACGTAGCAGATGCAATCGCAATAGGCGCTTGGACAATAGGAAATTGGAATAAGGTATTTTAATGAATAGACGTATGCAATGGGCGGTAGCATTAGAAACAATGAATCATAAAGAGTATTGGAATAAACCCAATACTGTAGAGTTTATTGCCTTTGTCATAAAAGCAGTAATTATTATTCCTGGACTTCTTTTTGATACTCAGATTTGGTGGCTATATATATTTGCCTTATTGTCTAGCCTATCTTTGATTTGGTCTTCCACGGTAAAGACAATACCAACGCTTATTTGGTTTAATATACTTTGGTCAATTCTAGCAATCGCTGCTATTGCAAAACACTTCATTGGGTGATAGAATAATGGCTAAGAACAGTGGACTTCATCACTCAGAAGCATACTTAAAGAAAAGACTCTATATAGATAAAAAGAGTCCCGAAGATATTGCAAGGGAATGTGGAGTGAGTCTACAAATAATTTACCGCCAACTCAAGAAGTTTGGATTAAAAAAATGAGCAAACCATATGAAGAATATGCAAAGAAGCGCATGGCTGCGATTATTGAGGAAAGCGATGTAGTGAACCACCCTACGCACTACACCTCTCATCCAAGCGGTATAGAGGCAATTCAGATCACAGAGCACATGAATTTTTGTCTTGGTAATGCAATTAAATACATCCTAAGGTCTGATCTAAAGGGTAAGCAGGTTGAAGATTTAAAGAAGGCCATATGGTATATTAATCGTGAGATAAAAAGACTAGAGGAGCAACGTGAAGACTGATAAGATTGTAATTGTTGGTGGGGGATCGGCTGGATGGATGGCAGCAGCCACACTCATTAAGACATATCCAGACAAGGACATTACTGTCATTGAATCTCCAGACATTTCAACGATTGGTGTTGGTGAATCAACACAGGGTCAATTTGTTAGGTGGACCAAATACATAGGGCTTGACGAAAAAGATTTTATTCCATTTACAGATGGAATGTATAAGTTAAGTATTCAGTTTACTGACTTCTACAAAAAGGACTCTGGCCCATACCACTACCCATTTGGAAGGCCACACCTTGAGGATGAAAATGATTTAGTGTTTCCAACGTGGTACGCAATGAGATCATTTAACCCAGAACTAGAAGCAAGATCTCTTGTAGACCTAACCTTTCCCGCTCAAAAGTTATGGTCAAAGAATAAGTTTTTTGATAATGAAGATGACTCCCTTGGAAACTTTAAGCCAGATGTTGACGGAGCGGTTGCCTATCAGTTTGATGCAACCAAGTTTGCTTTTTGGTTAAGAGATCGGTACTGCTTACCAAGAGGAGTAAAGCATTTAGTTTCTCATATTGAAGATGTTCCTGTCAATGACGAGGGAGTTGAGTGCCTTGTCTTAAAGAATGGCGAAAGGGTTTACGCAGATCTGTATATAGATTGTTCAGGGTTCAGAAGTCTTTTGTTGGGTCAGGCACTCAATGAACCATTTACATCCTATGAAGACTTTCTTCCCAACAACAGTGCTTGGGCTTGTCAGATTCCCTACAAGGATAAAGAAAAAGAATTAGAATTGTTTACAAATTGCACGGCCATTGAAAATGGTTGGTGTTGGAATATTCCACTATGGACAAGAATAGGTACTGGATATAATTATTCAGATAAATATGTTTCAGACGAAGAAGCCTTAGAACAATTTAAAACATATCTTTCATCTGACAAAATGATAATTCCTCGTAGCAGAGAAGAAATAGAGACCTATAAGTTTAGAAATTTAAAAACTCGTATAGGAAGACATGATAGAATTTTTGTAAAGAACGTAATGGCTATAGGGTTGTCTGCTGGGTTTATTGAGCCACTAGAAAGCAATGGTCTGTTTAGCGTTCATGAATTTTTGTTTACCCTCATTAAGATAATGTCTAGGGGAGAGATAAGTGAATTTGACAGACTTTGGTGTAACAATGAAGTTTCAGACATATTCGATGGCTTCGCTAAATTTGTTGCCATGCACTATTCAATGTCGCTTAGAGACGATACACCATATTGGAAAGATACTCTTAATCGACAGTACTCAGAAAAAATAGGCGGTGGGTATATGGACAACCAACTATACAGGGCAGCAGCATACTCTTCAGCACAAAGAAAATTCTTTGATGTTTGGGAGCCTCACTATAACCTTTTTGACGGAGTTCTCTACATTACTGCTGGAATGAATTATAAGCATCTAGTAGGTGGGGACTTGTTTGATAAAATACACTATGATCCTGAACTTGAGAATAAGGTCAATTTTGTTTATGATAAGTGGAAAGAGCGTGCAAAGCAATGGGAAAAGGCTGCGGATAATGCTCCAAGCACCGTCGAATACATGAGGAATAAATTTTATTCAGAGTGATCTACGTCACTTATTTTCTATAAGTTGTTGACAGCAACGCTCTTTTTATGTTATGCTTTATTATTGTTGCTGCCGCAAGGAGGAAACAGATGAAAACGAAACTGCTAGGAGGGATTTTAGGAATGGTGATTGTTATGAGTACAGCGTTACCAGCAATCGCTGAGCCTACCCCCAATCAGGTGTATGCTAAATCTGCACCGACTGCGACAAACAAAGTCGTAAAGTCTAGTCATGAGTATCGAATGGCAAAATCAAAAGATGCTAAAGACATGATGGGATATGAACCCTCCCTTTATAAAGGAGAGTGGTATGATTCAAAATGGGAAGATACAAGAGAATGTATCATGTACCGTGAATCACGTTTCAGTTATAAGTCAGCAAATAAAACATCATCAGCGAGAGGGGCATATCAATTTTTAGATAATTTTTGGCGTGCCAGTTTAGTTTGGATGATGTTGGAAGAATCAAAAGAAAATAACGACGGTCTATCTAAAGAACTCAAAAAGTTAAGAGATAAACCAATTCACGAATGGAATAGATACTACCAAGATAGATCTTTCTTTACAGCATGGAGACATGGTGCTGGCAAGAAGCATTGGTATCAATTTAATTCTAACTGCATGTAGTTTGTGGTGGGGCAGGGGAACCTATTAAAAAAGGTGGCAACAAACCCTGCCCACCCACTGCTATAATAGGGGACACTATGAGCGAACTTATTGAACACATGGAAGAAGTAAACCGTGTTGCTTCAGAATACATTAAGGGATTTAATGAATCAGAAATCTCAAAAGAACTTGACATACCAAGAGCGCGAGTCTCTACTTTACTACGCGAGTGGAAGAGTATGGCAAGCAATTCAGAAGCAGTTAGATCACGAGCACGCGAGGCTCTATCAGGAGCGGATCAACACTACTCTAAACTTATCAAGCAAGCCTATGAAGTCATTGAAGAGGCAACCACAACAAGCAATCTATCTGCAAAAACGGGAGCGATTAAATTAGTTCTTGACATTGAGACTCGTAGAATAGAGATGCTTCAAAAGGCTGGACTTCTTGAAAACAAGGAATTATCAGAGCAACTACTAGAGACAGAAAGAAAACAAGAATTGCTTATGAGCATTCTAAAGGATGTTTCTGGGTCTTGTCCCACATGCAAGCCTAAGGTTCTTTCTCGTCTGACAGAGGTGTCTGGTCCACAAGGAGAGGCAA